GACAACAAACCCTCATCGCATCTGTCCAGTCAGCATCAATGCTATTCAAATCGCACTTGGGTTGAATGATTTCTTCTTTCAATCGTTTCAACTCTTTGTCGTGTTTGACGGTTATGTCAGCAATCTGCAAACGCAATCTGCGAATTTCTTGCTTTAGGTTGTGGGTTTCTTGATAGGGGTTCATTAGAATGTGATTTTACATTTGTTACACTTGTGCTTGTCTAAGGTTTTCATCAATTTTACCTTGCCAATGGTGTTGCACTGGGGACATTTGGGATGGTCTGCTATAACGATTGAATCATAAACCGATTGCCAGTACTCGTGACCTTGTGGCGTTTTATCCCATTTGAACGCATCTAAGAGCATATCTTTCATATTGTAGTATGATTGTACCCTTTTATCCTTTTCAACGAGTTGTATAAACTCTTTGTACATTGGCAATCCTTTTGCTTTTGTTCCAAGTTGTTCGTCTCTGCGTCTATCAATTATCTTCATAACAACTTTTCATTGCCTTCGCCTAACCGAATGAATCCTGAATCCTTTGTTGATCCAGTTGCTCTAATGAAATCAATTTCAATCTTTGCTGAATTGATAATTACTTGTCCAACATCTGCCATTGCTTTTGCAGTTGCGATGTCAATGTCACCATCTTTCAGGCGTTCCAGTGTTTCAAATAAGTGATCACGGAGATCGTTAATTTTATTTCGTGCCATTTTTTTCTATTTGATTAATTTTTCGTGTGATTGATTTTTTAATATGTACTACTTCCTTCAATTCTGGTGGTAGATTTTGGATGTGATTTCTTCGGATGTGTTCCACTCGGTCAATGATTTCCAAGTTTTCAATACAAATGTTGTTCTTGTTCCGGTCTTTAAATACCACAAACATTCCCATTGGTATTTCTCCGTGATGTTGTTTCCAAATTAGTTTGTGAACAAATTCAAATCCTTTCTCAACTCTTTCCACCAAGTACCCATCACGATATGAACGGAATCCAATTGGCTTGGTGTTGTGTGGCAATCTACCCTTTTTGAATTGTGTTTCAACTCCTCCGATCTGTAATCCTTTTTGACCTTTATTCCAGGATTTCATTCCTTTTTTGAATTGAGTGGCTTGGTGTCCTTTGAAGTTTTCACGATAGTATTGATGCAAAAAATCAAGATCTTTATGTAATCCCATTTTGTTTGCACGGTTGTAAATCTGCTGGACATTACATCCAAAACGCAAAGCCAAATCTTTCCCAGTGGTTGTTGGATATAACCGCTGTAATTCTTCAGCTTCTTCCTTTGTCCAATACTTTCTCATATGCGTTCCCTGTACATTGTTCTATTGCCAATATAATTGGTTAAAATTATACCACATTCCCCGTGCCTATTTTTAGAGATAATCAGTTCCGCATCTTCAATTTCCGGTTGTACACTTTCGTATTTGGCTGGTCGGAAAGGAAACATAACAACATCGGCATCTTGTTCAATACTTCCACTCTCCCGAATGTCAGATAACATCGGTCTTTTGTCTGCTCTGTCTTCAGGCTTTCGTGATAACTGAGCCAACACAATCACGGTGATCTGCAATTCCTTTGCCAACAATTTCAAACCCCTTGAGATTTCGGCAATCTCTTGCTCTCTGTTTTGCTTACTACCTTTCATTAACTGGATGTAATCAATCACAAGTAAGTCCAAACCATACTTTGCTTTATGCGTTTTGGCTTTGGCTTTTACTTGCTGAATAGATGCGTTTGGTTCTTCATCCACAAAGAATTCCACTTGACTTCTATTGACCGAATCACATAAATAAACAAGCTCATTTTCTTTCAATGTCGCATTGCGAATCTTCCAGTTTACAATGTCTGTGATCAATGAGAAATATCTTTTAGCCAATTGCTCTGCACTCATTTCCAAACTGATAATTAAACCCTTACCACCTAACTTCCCAAAATCATAAATCAACGACAATGCAAGTGCAGTTTTACCCATCCCTGGTCTCGCTGCCATAACAATCAAATCACCGGCATTCCAACCTCCCAACATTTTATCAAGCAATGTCCACCCCGTTCTTTTCCCCGTGATCGCTTCGCCACGGCTTATGGCTTCGCTGATGTTGTCCAATGCTTTTGCACTCACCTTATGTATTGAAACTGGATCGTGTATGCTTGTGAACCTTGTGTTGTCTATTGCAGTTTGTGTGTAATCCAATAACTCCTTTAAACTTTTGGTCAAATCAATCTTACCCAGTTGTTCCACAAATTGTTTATGTAAAAACTTTTGTTCTAACCTCGGAAGATACTCGCTCAAATTTGCCACATTGGACACATTTTGTCCAATCATAATGACTTGCATTCGATCCGCTTTGGTGTATCCATCGGTTAAACTCATGTAATCTATTGGTTCATTATCAAAGTACTTCTCTTGCATACGCTTAATCACTTTGCGATGCAGTGGTAATTCAAACCAATCGGCTTTCATTCTTGGTAACAACACCCTTGTTTGTTCATAAAACAACAGTTGTCCCAATATGTAATCTTCTAATTGCTCATTCATAGTCTGACAAATTAATTACTTTTAATACTGGGGCTTCTGTTTTTGGTGCAGTTTTTTTATCATCTTCCCAATTCCTCACCGCTGCCTTCCAGTCCTTCATTTTGTTTTTACCTACCATCCATCCCTTTGATTCATAAAAGTTGTGGAAACGACTTGCATAGTTGCTCATTCCTCTTTCTTTCATATACTCCTCTACTTGTTCAAAGGTTGGTTTTTGAAATGACGTTACCTTTTTATTTTTAATTACATTTTCATTTTCATTTTCATTTTCCATATGTTGAACATATGTTTTAGATATGTCAATCATATCTTCTTTCTTTTTACGATTATTCCTTCGTGATTCAGAATAAGCCTTTCTCTTTTCAATCTCCTCTTTCAATCTCTCGTTGTAGAACTTGCCATCATTGTCTTTCTTGAATTTGCTAAATATATCTTCATCATATGTTCCACATATCTGTAACATATCTTTTTCTATCATATGTCCTTTTTGATGCTGGATGCAAAGCAAAGTGATAAACTTGCCTTTTTGTTCCATTGACATCAGCAAAGTACCAGTCAAGAAATCCGATGAGTAAAATAAGAATGCCGGATCTTTGCTCATACTAATTAAGATTAATTTGTTGTTCGATTGAATTGCGTATTTCAATCAGGTTGTTTGTCGTTGCCCATCGCTTTGTTGGTAGGTGTTCATCCAACATCATTTTGGCGTTTTCAATTAGGAAATCATAAGTAAAATAATACTCACCATTTCGGTAGATTTTAATCACTACCCATTTCGATTCAATTCGTGTTTTTGTTTCAAATTTCATAAATAAAAAAACCCCATCAAAAATATCGCAGTCAGATTGCAATAAATTCAACGGGGTAAAAGTGGTTAAAGTATCGAGATATCTGACATCTCACTTAACCTTACAAAGATAATCAATCACACATCATATCCCAATTCTTTTTTCACTTTTGATTGGTGTTTTTGTCGCAGCTCATAGGTCGCACCTCTCAATTCGGGATCATCTAACTGCAACCGTTGACGGCATCTGCGGATGGTTTCCGCTGGTGTTAATTTGCCTGATTCCAAACGATGGAAGAAGTTGAACAGATTGGATTCCTTACGCCAAATCATTGACATCAATAGGTTGTCATTGTCTCTTGTCTGTGGATATTGCTCAAGCAATTGTCTCACAAGTTCTTTGGTTACATTCATAGGGGTTTTGTTTGTGTGTAAAGGTGACGCACTTTGCATTCGCTGAATTGCATTCGCTGGGCAATCTGTCTCCAGGTGCAACGCATATCATCACGAAGGATTGCGATTGCCCAACATAGTGCTTGTTTATCAGTTAGATTTTTCACAGTATATTTTCTTTGCATTGGCAAACCCGGCATTGTATGCGAGTTGTTGTTCCATCTTCTCCAGTTGCTTGAAGTTGAAGATCAGGTGTGGGCTGATATCCAAATCTGGGAACTCCGTGCGTAGGTGTTCAACCAAGCGGTCTATTGGTGTTTTCATTGTCTGTCTATAAATTCTGCGTAATCTCGTGCATCTTTTTCCGTTTCAAATGTGGCGAGTAATTCTCCAGCGAAGTAAACTCTCCACTTGCAAATAGAATTAATTGTCGCTTTTACTACCCTTGCTTTTAACATTGTTGAGTTCTGTATATTGGTTCTGCCAAGTTTGAATTTTGTCTTCCAGTTCTTGTTTGGTCTTCTCGTGTTCCATCTTCGCCATCACTGTCTCATTCTTTGATTGTTGCAAATCAATCTTCATTGACCAAACCATCTCATCTAAATCCCTATTAATGCGATTAAGACGGTCAAACTCTTTGATGAAATCTTGTGACCTTTTCTCATTCACATATAATCTATATGCGAAGATGGATGAAGTCAAACCAAGTGCGATTGTAAGTATCATTTTGCTTTTCCTTTATAGAATTTGTGATTGAAGATAGTTTGACTGAATTGGTCAAACTCCGGATTGTACTGATCCCGTTCAAACTGGTAAGGTTTGGCTTCAGGAAGTTCTTTGTTCATTGCTTTCTTAATGCAATGGATAGAGTAACCCACCGCAAAAACGATGGGTGTTAAAACGATTGGGTAGATGATGTCAAGTGCCATAGTTGTAAAGTGAGCAATTAAGCTCCCTGAAAGTTGCTGATTAAAACTTCGGGAAAGTGACAGTTCACTTTTTTCAAAGTCATAAATGACCAAAAAATCTTGGCTTCTTTTTGAAGTTGAGCCAAAGTTACATTCTTGCCAAATTTGGCAGATACCAAAGAGTTGAACTTCTCTTGAAGTTGAACTTCTAAACCGGGGATAAAAGAAGAAGAATTCATAGCCGTGTGATTCATTGATTCAAACTAACAACATTCTTTTCACTTATGCAAATTTATTTTCTAATTGGCTTTGTGAATGAACGATTTATTTTGTGATTGACAAAAAGAGTTCCCCAGCGTAGGTCAATTTCTCATCAATGATTTCTTGTATGTCCTCTTCCAAAGTGATAAGAGTGGTTGTGAGCTTCTTGCCGATGGGCATTCGGGGATCGTAACTGACAAACAAACCCTCTTCCAATCCGGTTGCAATCATCCCCATTTGCATCTGCCAAAAGTACTCCGTGCGTTTGCTCTTCAACTGCTCGTTGTTTTGGATGAAGAAGTTTTGAAGGTGGTTGCCTGAATTGAATGGACATTTGATTTCTACCAACTGGTGACCAAGTGCATCAGGTGAATACCCACCCCATTCGCCATAAGTGATAAAGGTGTATGTCTCTGCACCGTAGTAAGTGAAGAAATCATCGGTTTGTTGTGAGAAATAGTGGAAGGCTTCTTTCTCGTGTTCCTTGCCCCAATCCAATGCCCGACCATAGATTTCCGATTTCGCACCTGTTAGGTATTCCGCTGCCTTCTCAAAGACAAATGATTTGGCAGTTTCCGACAAGAACTCCGATTTGTTTTTCGGAGTTCCCATCAGTTTGTGAATTTCGGAAGCGGTGAAGCGTGAACTTCTCAACCTTTGCCAATCTTCTTCGTTCAAAGAAGTGTGAATAACTGGATGTGTGTTATTCATTTCTCGCCAATTAAAAGTTTCATATTGACCGGAGATACCTCAAACTTGCTTGTGATGTCGGTCATCAATCCACCCGTCTTCAAGTGTTCAACGGCTTTTGTCCACGATGGATGCTTTGGTGTGAGTTCATCTTTCTTTGGAATCTGTCTTCCCATTGCTTTCTCTCCGTCATCGTCATCGTCAATGTTCAAGTTTAGGATTGAACCGAGTGCATACCTCCGTGCGTAGGTGATGGCTGAACCCATTGCTTGTGGATCATTCTGCTTAACCACCGGCATCACATAGGATGATTCCATCCATTCGCCTGATTCGGAATGAACGATGATGGTTGTGAGTGCATCACCATCGGGAAATTGACTGATTGCCAAACCGCATTCGCTCAATGGCTTTTGAATTGTGTCCAGTATGTTCGCCAATGACGCATACTTGGATTTGAAGAAAGGATTGTTGGCTTCCTTTGCTACCTTGCTCACCGATGCTTGGAATTTTACCAACGCACCAGCAATGTTCTTAATTGATTCGCTTTTATTCATAGGAAATTTGTTTTGTGTCCGAGCATAAAAATAATAGTAAACTTGTCGGGTTCAAGATAGAAGAATCTTTCCGTCTCAATACCCACTAAATTGGTCTCAACGCATCCACCGAAGTACACATCTCGCTTGATCAGGTACGGTTCAAGTTCATCAAAGTGATTCTCAAGTAAATAGTCATCAACTTGCTTGTCAATGTAAACATACCTATCCCCAGCCATTGTGAGAATCCATCCGTTGATTGTTGCCTCAATCATTGTTCACCTCCCTCAATGCAATTTCAATGACGGCTTTGGCTTTGGGTGAAACGATGTTTCCCTCAACCAAATACTTTCTTACCGTTGGAAGTGATACCCCTGTTTTACGAGCGACTATT